ACTTGGAACACCTTCACAAACTCGTATGACCCGTAAAACCAAATATGCACTTTTATATTTTTGCCGATTTATTGAAAATCAATGAGTTAGGTTGTTTTTGTGCGATTTAGAGGGGTTAACTTACTTGAATTGAGATTGAAGAATGTGCAATGAAATAAGGTTTAAGGTGCAAAAAATGCAAAAAGAAGCCCGATAGTGGGGTAAAAATGCAAATTTTATAAGAAATAGCAGAAATAAGGCAAGCCGCCGCGTGTGGGATTTTTGCATCGTTGGTTTTTCTTCCAAATGTGGTCACAATGTGGTCATAAAAAGTGACCACATTTTAGCCGTAAATCGGATATTTTTGTATCTTTGATTTGTTAAAAATCGGATGCAAAATGAAAGATTTAAAGGGTGTTAAACATCCGAAAGAAGACGATGTAAGCGATACAGTTACCTGGACAGAAGATAACAATCGGGACCAAGAAAGGGACGAACCAGTGGACGGTCCGATCACCGAAAATAACAACCAAGATACTCCTTTTGGACACTAATCTAAGCTCCTTTAATCAAAGTTTAAAGTCCGGAAATTTATCCTTTAAAAACACTTCGATTTGCCGTAAACGGTCCAATTCTTGCCGTTCCTCATAACTGATACTAGGCTCTGCTGTCAATTGTAATTGCTCGTCTTCTAAGCGGTTCATTCCCTCTACTCCTGCCATTAACCAATTCAAATTATAACCCATTTCTACCAACTTAACCATCACTTCAATGGGTATATCATACTTGTCTTTTTCTAATGCGGATATATAGTTCTGGCTTAAACTAAACAAAGCACCGAACCCTGTTTGGTCTAAATCCTTATCCTTACGAATTTTTTTTAACCGCTCTCCTTTTGTTTCTAGTTGGTTTTCAGCCATGTATATATAATATGAAAATAAATATCTCGTTTTCGGCTTTTACTTATTGCATATTATCCGTATTGCAGCTATATTTGTGTCCAGAAGAAAGCCAAAACAAACCCAAAAGTAAGCGCGAACATGGAGAGTGGCAACAACGAACTACGAAAAAAATTGCGCAACGAGCTGCACCAGTATAGAGGAAGTATTAAAGAAGTAGCGAAGCGGCGCGGGTGTGTACCTGACTGGGTACGAAAGGTATTGGTGTACGAGTGGAATGATGACCGAGTTTTAGCCCTCTGTATAGAGGTGCTAAATGAGCGCAGAGAGCAGCGCAAAAAAGCACAGCAATTAATTACAAAAGCCCTGAAGGCATAAAATTGACCTTATTATGTCAGCAACTACTAACAAACATCCACTTGGATTGCCAGACAAAGCAATGGTGGTTACTATTGGCTACGCATCTGGCAACTACATTACTATTCCCAAAGAAAATGCTTGGGTGTTGATGTACTTCTGTGAGTGGGTGGTTATGAATAAGTTGGAAAATGTAAAGTGGATTGACTGTGGTGACCACTTTTTCGTGCGCGTAAGTCGCATACACGAGGCTAAAAACAACCTTTAAAAACCTCTAACTATGACCCTTAGCGAACGGGATGTATTGCAACGCAGAGACCGCAACCGGCGGCTGGTAACCTGGGTAAGTCAATCCCTTTTACTGCAAATCTGCGATGGATTAACAGAAGATACTTTGCGGGAAACGTGCCGTAAACGCTATAAGCAAACCGTCCGTAAACGGTATCACAAGCAAGATTTTTTACTTGACACCAAAACCGCATGGCGGTGGGCGCACGTAGGCGGTATTTTTTACTACGACTATGACCGCATTGGTGAGGGGTATCAAAAGAAGCTGCCAGGTGTAGCGAAACTGGTGCAACTACACGCCGAAGCGCGTAAAAAAGGCTTCAAAAGTGAGTTGAAAACGGAGATTTTGAATAAGGCATTTGGCGAGGTGTATAAGAATTACCTGCGTAGCTATTCGGGCTACGATAATGATAAAACCGTGCAGCTCGCAAAGGCGGCGGCGGTACTGGAGGTAGCGGTGGAATGGATGCGGGAAACGGGGTATGCGACGCACAAAAGCGGCTTTTTTGTGGAGTTGGTGGAGATATGCAAGGAAGTGCCGTACCTGCCCAGCCATTACCGGGTATTAAAAGCGAAGGTGCTGGAGGTGTGGAATGGGAAACCAGTGACCGATGTGGTGGACCTACCACGCCTGGGCAATAGCAACGCCAAAAAGTACGATGATCCTGAGCTGATAGCTTGGCTACTGCAAATGCGCAATATGCCGCAGAATTATACCAATAGCCATATCACGCGCAAGTTGCGCAAGTTGTGCGAATTATATGGTAAAGCGGCTCCATCCGCATCGTGGTTTGATTTGGAGTTTGCCAAGCCATACACAAAATTTCTGACCGCCGAAGGGCGGCATGGCAAAAACGGGCGCAAAGGCGCGATGTGGAAAGGCTATATATCATTTGAGGCTGCCATGTTTGCAGGCGACTGCTGGCAGGCGGATGGTACACGGGTAAACCTGCTGGGATTCTATGTGGAATCAACGATCATTGACAAAAACGGGAAGGAAAAGAAGATAAAAGGGCAGGTATTCCTTTACATTATCGCCATACGGGATGTGTACAGCGGCGACATTATAGGCTGGCATCTGGATACCAAAGAGGACCGTTGGGGCTACATCTGCGCGATGAAAATGGCGGTGAGTATGACCGGTAAACTGCCTTATGAGCTGGTGATTGACCGTTTCCCCGGGCATAATACCGAAGAATGGGAAGCGATACAAAACCAGATGGAGCGGCTGGGTACGACGGTGACGGTTAGTAGCGCCAGTACCGGCAAAGCGAAGATAGAACGGATGTTCGGCACTATGCAGACGGTATTCATGCAGGATAGCGAATATTACTATGGCGAAGGGGTACAAAGCCGCCGAGCCTACGCCCACCGCAGTGCCGAATACATTGCAAGGATGCAAAAGAAAGCCCGGAACGAGGGTTGGAATTTTGACACGGCATACGCCGAAGCCCTCCGGATTATTGAAGCGTACCGCTCTACGCCACTTTGTGAATATAGTGACCAATACGCCAAAGTACAGCAAAGTCCGCGCGAGCTACACCAGCAGTGCGAAAAGCCGCACATGATAGAAATACCCATCTGGTCGCAAATTGGGCTGTTTGGCTTAGAAAAAGAAGTGACGATAGCCAGGGGCGGCAAAATAAAAACGACGGTGCAGGGGGTGGATTACATCTACAATGTGGAGGACTACGACACGCTGAGCCAACACAAAAAAGTACGCCTTTGCTACGATATGGAGGACTTTGGCACGGTATACCTCTTTGAAAACTCGGACGATAGTGGACGCGCCTACCTGGGCGAAGCAACCGAGCAGCGAGCCGTGAAACGCTACGGTCCGAACGCGGACTGGGCAGCACTGGCAAAAGCAAAGGAGCGTAATAAGCGGATAGAGGACCGCCGCAAAGCGGACTTGGCATCCATCACCGCCGAAGGGAGCGAGGTGGCGATTTTGCTAGGTAGTTATAGCACCAAAGACGATACTTCCAATGCCGAAACGCGCTGGCTGATGGAGCGGGCGCAGGAAGTGAAGGATACTGGAAAGCCGCGTGTGCTAAATCCAAAAATTGACATAGAGTCCGATGATGATAGTATTGATTTTGATGTGCGTCGGATGTATTGAAACTGGTATTTAGTATTTGGTACTGGGTATTTAGACTAAAAAGCAATGATATGGCTGATAATCTAAAAAAAGCAATGAATCTAATGGAAGCTACACAACGGTGTACGCTGCACGCAGATGATGATTTCTACACCCTTATTGACCAGAAAGGAAACGTGCTTTTGACAGGCAATAAGGAGGTGAAGACACTTTTTAAGTCACTTCAAAAACAACAACATACGATGAAAAAATGGATTACGCACCTCATTGAACGCGTGTACGTCATTGAGGATCTGATTGCCGAACACCTGCGGCGCAACAAAAGCCACGACGTGTGTATGCACATCGGCTGCAATTCTAAGCCATCTACCGACAAAGCCTATTGCCGCAAACACCTGCACGGCAAAGGTAACAGATTTAAAAACCTTTAGAACCGCCAAAAAAATGGACTTAGTCGAATTCGCCAAACAAGTAAAGCAGATGCGGGATTTGCAAGGGGATTATTATTTTCAAAACCGCTCTTCCGAAAACCTTACCAATGCTGAACGACAGGAGGGGTATGTGGATGCACTCACAGAGGGTGTGCTTAATCCCAGCGCCCCGATTACACAGCTCAATATGTTCAAAGTAGAGGAATTGAGCGTGCGATTTTTGGAAATAGACGATACGGAAGTGACGCTACACAATGAATTGGTACAGGTGTATGAAAATGGCGATTTGGCGGGTGTGTATGGCATGATTTGCGGTGGAGGTATGGATGCGCAGTTGTTTATGCCGATTGTAGTGATCCACCAGGGACCGAACCGAAACAAACGCTACATCCTGACCAATAAGGAGGTAGAGCGATTCATACAGCGACTTTTGCAATAGACGAAATTAGGTTTTTTTGAAATTTTGGAATAATAGCGCAACGAGTGACTGACTCCACCCCCCCAGTCACTTTTTTTACAACTATTTAACATTTATAATCCGTGGAAAGCAACAACGACAAATTTACGATGGGTGCTGAAATATCCTGGGATGTACCTCACCACCAAAAAGTAATAACCATTCGCCTTTCTTTTGAAATGGCGCTACTCCTTATCTCCAGCTTTGTGCTACTCGTTATCGGGCTGGCACACGCCAACAATGTTACTACCCAACAAATAAACACCACGACTGCGGTCGTAAAGGACACGATTGCCCTTCAATCGTCGGAGACGGCGCTGCCTGCGGCATCTTCCAACGTGCAAGTTCACAAGAACACTATGGACAACAACGTCCGGGCGGACCTATCGGTAAAACCAACGGTAGAAAAGTCCATCACTTTACACTTTCGCACCAAGGAAGAAAAGCAGGACAGCGCCTATATCCGACGCTTTCAGCGCGTCGCCATTGCTGAGATGGAACGATTCAATATTCCTGCTAGTGTAGCAATGGCGCAAGGGCTGAAAGCGTCGGAGACGGCGCTGCCTGCGGCATCTTCCAACGTGCAAGTTCACAAGAACACTATGGACAACAACGTCCGGGCGGACCTATCGGTAAAACCAACGGTAGAAAAGTCCATCACTTTACACTTTCGCACCAAGGAAGAAAAGCAGGACAGCGCCTATATCCGACGCTTTCAGCGCGTCGCCATTGCTGAGATGGAACAATTCAATATTCCTGCTAGTGTAGCAATGGCGCAAGGGCTGCTCGAAAGCGATGGTGGACAAAGCCGCCTGGCTACCAAAGCCAATAATCATTTTGGGGTAAAGTGCCACTCCCGCACCTGCGCAGCCGGTCATTGCCTAAATTCTGCTGATGACTCACACAAGGATTTCTTTATAAAATACCCCACTGCCTGGGAATCGTGGCGGGCGCACAGCAAACTATTGGCTGATAAAGGTAAACGATATGCGGAATTGATCGGTGACTGCGGAAACGACTACCAATGCTGGGCAAAAGGATTGAAACGCAAAGGTTACGCCACGCAGAAAGCCTACGCCGAAAGGTTAATTGGATTTATCAAGAAATACCAGCTCTATCGGCTGGATAGCAAGCAACTATTACTTAACACTGAAAACTACTAAATCCAATGACGATGCAAAACAAGCAAGAGGTTGCGCTGCTCATTGAGCAGGAAAAGGAGCGCCTGGGGTCTTACGCAAAGGTTGCAACGAAGTGCGACGTATCGCCCGCTACCATCAGCCTCATTCAGAACGGTAAACTCGACGAAGTACGCAGCGGAGCCTGGCAAAAGATTGCCACTGCCCTGGGCTGGAGACCAGAAGGCTGGCAAATAGTGGACATTACCAATACCCGCATCCTGCACCAGGTATTTGACGATGCCAAGAAAGCGAGCCTTTTTATGGCGGTATCGCACCGCGCAGGCAGCGGCAAAACTGCCAGTTCTAAAAGTTATGTAGATACTTTCAAAACAGGGGTGTACCTGCTGCAATGCCGGGAATGGAGCAAGCGCGAGTTTTTACTCAATACGTGCCGCGCGCTCGGCATTGACCCAGGGCGTGGCTATGTATCGGGTGATGAGATGACCATGAAAGTAATTGATTTTTTCAAGGCGCGGGTTCGCTTTCGTCCCTTGCTAATTATTGACGAAGCGGATAAACTACGCCCGGCTGCGCTGCGCTCGCTCATCCCGATTTATAACGAATTGGAGGAGCAACTGGGCTTAGTCATCATGGGAACCGACAACCTCGAAAAGGAGACCAAGCGCGGGGTGCGCTTTGACAAAAAAGGCTTTGATGAACTCGACAGCCGCTTTGGTCGCAACTTTATACACCTGCTCGGTGCTACGGCTGCGGATGTAACGGCTATCTGCGATGCCAATGGTATCCCGGATAAAAAGCAAGCAGCAGACATTTTCCAAGAGTGTGAGCCGCGACAGGTAATGGTACAAAACCGCTCACATACTATTGTGGAGGACCTGCGCCGGGTAAAACGCGCTATTCAACGCGAACTGCTGCGGATGCAGGAAGCTGCGTGATTACATCACTTTTCTTCATAAACATACTTTGATAGATGGGTTTATTAGCAACTAAAACTGGAAAACGTGCCGCCGAAGAGCCGCAACTGTTGACAATATTCAAGGCGCAGCCCGCTGCTGCTGCTTACACCGAAGCGGATGAAAATATCCGCAAGCTTGAAGCGCAAAAACGTACCGAACTGATGCAGATTGAACAGAAGTACGCGGAGGATTTGATTGAATACACGGAGCAGCGGAACCAGGCAGAAGGTGTACTGGTAAAATACGCAGCACAATTGGAGTTGGACAAGGCGAGTAAGAAAAGCATTGACGTGCTGGGTGTGACGGTTGGCTTCCGGGCTGGCAAAGCAAAGTTAACCCTACTGGAGGGCTTCGACTGGGACAAGGTGAGAGAACTGGTAAAAAAGACATTCCCGAAGTACGTGCGCAAGGTGGAGGAACTAGAGAAGGATAAATTACTGAAGGATTTTGCAAATGATGACATGAAACTCGGTGACGTAGGCATTCGCATTGATCGGGAAGGCAAGTATTACGTGAAGATCGACTAAAGAAGTAAGTTTGGATTTTAGTTTATCAGTGAGTGGCCGGCATCCGGGTAAGTGGTGTCGGTCCTTTTCAAAAGCAACTATCGAAACATGAACAAAAGATATTTATTCGAGGGTAAAACCACGAAGGCAATTGTAGAATACGAGGCAAACAATCTGCTGCAAGGTATCAAATTTGATGGCGGTACACTTGAAAGTATTGGATGGTTTTTGAATAACCTTCCAGTATTAGAATACGAAACGGGCTTTTTTAAAGAGAATTTCTTTAAAAGCGTCCAAATAACCGAATTGCCGCCCGACTTGTCGTTTGTGCTTTTTTATAATCTGTACGACTACAAGATTGGTAAAAAGGAGCGCACTATTAAATTATGGCAAGCGCTCAGTGAAGCGGATCGGGTAAAAGTGCTGACTAAAATCCCGGCGTACAAAAATTACCTGGCACACCATCCCAATATTCAAAAAATGTACCCGGAGACTTTCTTGAATCAGCGCCGCTGGGAAAATGACTTTAGAGTATGACTATAATAAATGTAAAGGGTATCCACGATTTTGAAAAACAAAACCTGGTTACGCCGCCTGATGGCTACAAAGACGACTTTAAAGGAGTTTGGGTTATGGGTGTTGGTGAGCCAGTAAAAGTATTAGTTGGTGAATATACAATCCTGCAATATAATGACCACCACTGAACGCATTCGCCACTTCCACGCGCTCCTTGCCAACGTCGGCATTATGGACCAAAAGAGCGCAATACTCGAAGGCTACGGCGTAGTAAGCACCAAAGACTTGAGTGATGCACAGCTTGACCAGGTAAATGACCGGCTCCGCGCTATGCAGCAAAGCAAAAACGCGCCAGTATCAGCTATCCGCCGCAAGCGCAGCGCAGTGCTGGAGCAGCTCGAAATACTGGGTGTGTACAAAGCACGCGACCCGAAAAAATGGGAATCTGTGAATGCTTACTTACTGAATAAGCGCATCTGTGGCAAGCTGCTTTACGAGTTGAATGAAACACAACTAACTACACTGGCGGTAAAGTTGCGGATGATCGCAAAGAAACAGGCGGAAGTCATTCAGGAAGATAATTTTTTGGCTGCTAATAATTGAAATCACTTGCGAACATCCTGGCAATGCAGAAGCTGAAACTAAAGCTGACAAAAAGTGAAATAGAGTGGCTTTCTGCTTGGCTTCGCGTAGTGGTAGAGCGCACGCCGGTGGAAAGTTTGGAACTGGAGAGTATGGTAGCGAGTGAGTGTTACGCGCGGCTATTGAGTAAGTTCACTTTTATTGCACCCGGTACTTTAAACCTGAAACTGACGGAAGCCTTGGCACTCAAAAGAACCTTGCAAGGCTGGCATTTTACGACCGACTACGACGACCTAATGTGTTACACTATCTACGATAAAATAAACCGCAAGTGCCTAATACCTTAAATCTAAAAAGACGTAATCTGTTGCTGCGTATCCTCGCGGTGCAGGAAGCGTATCAGCGGCACAAAACACACGAAGGGGTTACGGATGCTTGGGTTTTCAGAGAACATATTTACCCGATTTTTTACATCAGCCGGAGTACCTTTTTGAAATATTTAGAAACGAATGCTAAAAAGGAATTAAGCCAAATTGAGGAATATTTAAAACAACAAAAACAACCATGCGAGCCATCGGAATAAAGGAGTTTTTAGACAGGAAGTTTGATGTGTACCCGTTCGAGGGGAAGTTTTTTGACAGCTTCGGCGAGCCGGAAAAGAACGCCAGGTTTATCATTTATGGCAAGCCGGGCAATGGCAAAACGGAGTTCTGTATCCAGCTCACTAAGTATCTCAGTCAATGGGCACGGGTTTATTTTAATTCATTCGAGCAAGGCATCAGTAAAAGCCTCCAGGATGCGCTGGTAAGAAACCAAATAGGCGAAGTGAACGGCAAAGTGATCTTTGGCGATAAAGAAACGGTGGACGAAATGCACCAACGCCTGGCTAAAAAGAACAGCCCCCGCGTGGTCATCATTGACAGCCGGGACTATATGAATATGACGACCGAACAGTTCAAAAAGCTGATCGAACGATTTAAGCGAAAAATATTCATCGTCGTCTGCTGGGAATCCAACCAGAAACCCAAAGGCGAATATGCCAAAGCAATTGAATTTATGTGTGATGTGAAAATACGCGTCGTGAACTTTGAAGCCATTGTCCGCTCGCGCTTTGGCGGCAATAAAAACTTTGTGATTTGGGAAGGAAGGCGCAATAATCTCCGCGATTTATTTAACCAAGACACTGCAAAAGCACTATGAGAAAACTTTTTACCATCCTATTCCTTGCGCTGCTGGCAATCGGCTGTGTGAGTAAAAAGAAGCTCCAGCAAGCTGCTATAGAGCAGTATCCGGTACGTGACTCGGTAGTGATCCACCGCGATACCATCCGGGACACGCTGGATATTCCACCACTGGAGCTGATCGTGTATGATACAGTAG